ATCTCCAACTTGAAATTCATAATTAGTATTGTTTGGGAACTTGTACTTAATAAGTAGATTAGCAGTATCTCCTCTTGTTATTCTAATTGTCTTTTCAGTATCAACTTTAATCATTTCTTCACCTCTTTATTATAATATATATTATTTTTATTTATTTTGCAATTAACTTATGATGATGTAGTAACACTTATATTATCGTTTTCATCTTTTTCAATTGTATATGTATATCTTTTTGTAAATAGCATTATTTGCTCATTTGTACTTGTTGTTCCAATATATCGTCCTTGTCTATAATGTGTAGCAATTACTTCTGCAAATGTTGGTATAGTGTTATTTGTTATATACATCTTCTTATAAATAAATTCATCTATATCTCCAACTGCATATGCTCCATAAATATATTGTTTTAATTCATTATAGTTGTTTAATGTCCACTCACTATTATTATTAACCCAAGAAGCATCATAACCTTTTAATAAGTTCTCTAATAATGCACCTTTATAATATATGTCCATTTGAATTTCCATAGCATCTAATTCACTTACTTTACCAAATGCTATTCCTTTACCACTTGAATTAAAGTTCATTAAAGCATAAGCACTAGTAATATTTATAGTTCTTTCAGTAGTATAAAAATCATCGTTTATAACTAATACAAACTCATAAGAATAGTTTTCACTTATTACTATTGTTTGTTGTGTATCTAATGAATAACTTGAATTATTTAATTGAATAGTAGTATATAATAAATCATTTGAAGATTTATATTTTAATAAAAATGTTTTACTATTATGATTACCTAAACTTGTAACACTAATATCTATATCAGCAATAGCATTTGATGGTGTTGTTTCATCTCTTACTACACTAAATGAATTAATTGTAGGCTTATTATATGCTAATACACTAATTGTAAATGTTTGTGTAGTACTTTTATCTCTTGTATCAGTAACAACTATTGTTCCAGTAACATTACCATTTCTAGATATTGGTTTACTTGTTGTAAAATTAGCACTTGTATATATATTATCATCAAATCTAATTGAATAAGATTTAATTGATGCACCATATTTAGCAGTAGCACTTATTACACCACTTAATTTAGATACATTTTGAACATAAGAACCATAATCTAAATTTTCACTATCACTTAATGTATATGTAAATGTAGGGTTATAATCAGTTTCATTTCCTAAATATAATGTATAATCAATTGCTTTTCTACCTATTTCAGTACTTCCATTATATGTTATTAATGTTAATGTAGCATTTTTAGAACTAGAATTTGATGGGAACTCATTTGCATCAGTAATTGGTGGTGTAAATGATGCACTTGTAGTTAAACCAGTATATTGTCTTGTTACACTTCCTAATTGATATATTAATGTATGTGTAAAACTGCTACTTGCTCTTGATATAGATACACTTATTTGACTATTTAAAGTATTACCACTTACACTAAAACTACTTGCTCTTGGTATTGTTGGCAAGTTCCAACTTCCACTACCAGTACAATTTACATCATTAGTATATATTCCAGCACCACCATCAGCACTAAATGATTTAGTACCATCAGCATTATGGTATATTCTTGTTGTTCCAGCCTTTAATACATAACCATTTGTTAATTTAACTGAACCACTACCTTGTGTATATACTCTTGAACCATTTATATTCAAATAAGCATTATGAGTATAATACCAACTAGAACTTGCATTACCATAACCTTTAAAAGTCCAGTTAATATCAGTATAGTTTCCCTCAATACTTTGTGAAGCAACACTCCACTCAAATCTTACTGCTCTACCTTGATAATTACTAGATGTAAAATTTCCACTACTTGCCATATAATCACCTACTTATTCTTTCCAAAACTTAATGAACCATTATCTCTTGGTGTAAATGCAAAATTACCTAATTGTAAATTACTAATAATTTCAGCATTTGTTATATACATTTTATTATTATTGAAATAAGCAACTTTATTATTATCACCATCACCTTGAACTATATTTAACCCCTCATTAGTAATTTCTACTTTATATTCACTATCACTTCTACCTATTATTAAAGTACCATTTTGTGTAAATCTCATATAATTTGTTACTGAATTTCTTTGTACTTCTTCTAATAATTCATCAGTTATTTCAGTTAAATTAGTAAAACTCATTTCAAAATTATGAGCAGTTTGTTCAAATTGAGAACTAACCTCTGTTTTATATTGTTGTAAATCATTATTTGTTGATGTAACTATATTTCTTGTTTCACTTACTAAACTATTTATACTATCTACACTTGTAGTCAATTCAGTTTTAGTTGCATAAGTATCACTTATTACTTTTGTTTGATTATCTAATACTCTAACTGCATTATTTAAAGCATAATCTTCTCTATATTCTTTATAATCAACCCAGTCATCTTTATTAAATAAACCACTTTCTTCACTTATTATACATCTATAATAATTACTTCCATCTACCCATATATCACCAACTGAATAAGGTGGTGTAGGTTGTTGAAAGAAAGTTAATCTCATATTATCATCAACAACATCTGCTTTATCATTTGCAATAGACATTATTTCTTTTAAATCATTATCATTTTGTTCTACCCAATTATTACTAACATATTTATATACTTTACCACTTAATGTATCATAATATAAATCATTTGTTTGTGATGAAAATGTAGGAGTACCACTTTGAAAATATTGAGTGGTACTACCTAGTTCTATCATCTTTGAAATATATTTCTTTATATTACCATAAGTAGTTGTTAATTGTTTATCTAATATTCTAATTGCTTTTCTATCTTTAACTAATTCTTCAAGATTATATCTTCTTATCAAATCTTCATTAGTTATTGCTCTATTTCTATCATTTCTAGAAACTGCCATATTATCACCTACTTAAATGTTCCAGTTCTCTTATTATATTTAAAACCATTTTTTAATAATATCATAGTTTTTTCATCATATGTTAAGTCATCAGCATTATTTATATAATCAAATATATATTTATCATAATCATCATAACTTGAATATTCTTGTTTCATTAACATTGCTTTTTGTACTAATGATAAATCAAGATTATTTATATAATTAAATACTTCTCTTTTCTTTGCTTTTGAATTATAATTCTTTTCATCTTTTGAAGCATCTAATGAATTTTCATAATCTCCTTTAATATTTTTTATATCTTCTTTAATTATATCATATTCTTCATCAGTATTAGCAATTAAACTTCTATTTATTCTATCAGCACTATAATATGTTTGTGCTGTTATTCCATAAGTAGTAAAATATTTTTCTTGTTTTTCTAATGTATCATCACTTATTTTAGACCAAATGTAATTTCCATCTTCATTTCTTATCATACGATATTCATAATGACCTACAATAGCATAATCATCATATATTACACCAGCATCAGCATCATCACTAGCAGATTTAGATATTTCATATATTTTATTATATAGTTCTTCAACTCTCTTTGCTTTCTCGTTTTCATCTAAATATTTAATTTTTCTAACTTCTTCTATTTCTTTATATAATGGTGATATTTCTTCTTTCTTAATATCATCAATATATTTAGAAGCAAGTTTTTTACCTTTTTGTTCAGTAGTTGCTAACGATAAATCTTTAACATCTTTTATTTCTTCTTTATAACTTTCTTGTTTAGATTTTAAATCGAAATAACTTTGATTTGATGTATCAGTATCAACAATAAATTTTTTCTTAAATACATTACTTGTATCTTTTGTACTTGGTGTTAATTGTGGTAATATTGCATCTCCTAACCAACCAGTATATTGGTCTATAACATAATTTACTTTTTTAGGGCTAAAGTTAAATGCTTTTCCAATATATCTAGAAATCATATCAGTCTTTTCATCATATTGTTCTTCTTTAGGTCTTTCACTTAAATAATCACTAACAATTTTATTTCCATAATAATTAGTATTATTCTTTGCTTGAATTAAAGGTGATAAAACATTATTTTCTAATGGGTTATTTGGTGCAATATTTTCTACTAAACTTGAACCAGTACTTTGTAATGCTTCTATTATTTTCTTTTTACCACCAGCAGTTTCCCACATATCTTGTAATGCAGTAGTATATACACTTAATGCTCTACCTCTTGGTATCTTAAAATAAGTATCTCCTAATCTAATAATGTAATTATTTTGTTTAGTATATTCACTTATTTTTTGGTATTTCTCATCATCACCATTAACTGCTTGATTAAACCAATATGGCATACTTAATAAAGCACCTCTTATTAATAATCTTACTGCACCTTTTGCTCCCTTATCTTTAAAGTTTCTTATTTGTTTATCAAAACCTTGAATAGAAGCATTTAAGAATAAAGCACCATTTCTATCTAATGCTTTTGAAACATCACCACCTCTTGCAAAGTTAGTAGTTACTTCACTAGCATTATACATTGCTTCACTTTCAGTTCCACCATTTTTCTTTGTTAAAAGGTATTCATTAAATCTCCATACTTGTTCTATTCCATCTGATATTGCTTCATAACCATCTTTAACTTTTGTTAAGACATTTTCTTTTCTAAATGTTTCTTTATTACTATCGTAATATGTTACACCATAACCACCATTTTTCTTATATTGTTGAAACGATTTTGAATTTGTAACCATCATTTCAACTGCTCTAGGTATATTAGCAAGATATTCTAAACTATTAAATTTAGTATTTACAAGTGCATCTTGACTATCTTTTATTAAATTAGTAAATAAGAATACTGGGTTATATTGAGTTAATACACCTCTTTGTGCTTTAGATATTCCTCTAGGTAGCCATAATAAATCTTCAATTGCATAATATTTTGTTGGTGTATATGCTTCTGCAATATCTTTAGTAACAGTCATAGTAACTAATCTACCATCTTTATATACTGACATTTGATAATCGTTACCAATATTATGTGTTTCATCAAAACTTAATCTTTCTCCACCAACAACACCACCAACTGAATTTAATAATTCTTTTCTAGCATTGTTTTCATCAACTGCTCTTTGATTTCTTATAGTAGTTAATGCTATTGCTTTCTCTAAATCAACAATTTCTCTTTCACTACCTTTTGCACTTCTAATTGGTGTTTTTAAACCACTCTTTCTTGCATTATTTAATAATGGACTTGTGTTCTTACTTCCAGCAAGTTCTCTAATTGTTGGTACATAAGTTTCATAAAAGTATTCACTAGCATCTTCACTAGCAAAACCACTATCAACTAACATTTGTTGTTGTTTACCTAAATAATCATATAATTTTTTAGATAATTCTTTAAATTCTGGGTATTTAGTTTCTAATTCTTTTGCCATTTTTAATGATGTTTTTTCATCAATAGCACTTTCACCAGTCCAAACACCACTTTTACCTTTTTTAAGTCTTTCAGCATTAAGTTTTAAATAAGTATATTCAGCAAAATCTTTTTTCTTTTCATCAGTTTTTAATTTATCAAATACACTTTTTTCTACTTCTTTAATATTATATTGTGCTTTTGCAGAACTTCTTGCTCTTTCATAATATTTATAAAGCATTTCATTATTTCCAGTAGCATTTGATAATTGCTCAACACCAATACCTTTTGATACTACTTTCTTTTGTAATAAATTTGACTTTGTTTTCTTTAATTGCTTTGCATATTTCTTTCCTTGTTTAGTTTCAAGGTCTAGTCCCATAGTTGCTTCAATTGTAGAACCATCAGCAATATCAATAGTTAATTTATCAGTACTCTTAACATTTTGTTTAGTAATATTAGATTTAATATTTTTAAGTAATTGCTTTTCAGTTTTCTTATTTTGTTTTAATAAATCATTTTTTTCTAATAAAGAATTTTCTATTTCAGCAATATTATTATTAGATTTATCTAATTGTTTTTGATATTTAGTTAATTGTTTTTCATTTTTATTAACAATTGTATTTATTTGATTATTTAATTCTTCTTTTTTAGAAGTTAAATCATTAATATTAGTCACTAATACATCTTTTGCTTTTTCATCTTTTGTTGTTTTTAATGTATTCTTAACATCTTTTAAACTTTGGTTTACTTCTTTTAATTCAGTTTTTAAAGGTTCAACCTTTTCTTTTGTATCAGTATTTATTTTCTTTATTTCTTGTTTAATTGATTTATTTTCTAATTTACTAGATTTTCTTAAATCTCTTATTTCCTTGATTTCATTATTGATATTTTCTCTTTCTTTTGTAATCTTTTTGATTTTATTACGATTTTTCTTAATATCATTAACTTTTTGATTTGTTGTTAATTCTTTTTTATCTTGTGTTGCTTCTTGTGTTGCTTCTTGTGTTGCTTGTGTTTCACTTGGTTTAATTGTATTGTATAAACTATCTATATCTTCCATTGAAACTTTATTACCATCAGCAATTTGATTATATACTGCAATTTTCATAAAATTTCGTTCATCATTAGATAAATCATTATATTTTTTATCTACTTCTTGCATTAAAATATTTGTTTCAGCACTTGCTTTATATTTATTTTCATAATCTTGTTTTACTTCTTCAACACTAATATTTTTTTCTTTTGCAATATCTTGAAACATTTGGTTCTTTTGTTTAGTGGTCATTATATCATTTGCACCATTGAATAATAAACTTGTTAGTGATGCACTTATAAAAGCATCTAATGTATCTTGATTTAATACATTATCAGCAATATCTTTTCCTAAATTACCACTATAATTTTGATTAATATATCTATCATCATTTCCAATTTTATCATTAATAAACTTAAATGTATCATTTCCTAATGTAGTAAAGATATTAGATAATACTTCTTCACTACCCTCACTTAAAGCATTAATAATTGAATTGGTAAACATACCAGCAGTACTGCCTAAATATCTTCCAACTGAATTTCTTATCTTACCAGTTAATTTATCTCCCCAACCAGCAGTTTTTAAACCAGGTATTCCATCAAAAAATTGTTCACTTATAGTTTCACTCAAACCACTTACTAATGCTTGTGTTCTTGCTTCATTATCATTATAACCAGCATTTCTCATAGAAGATAATGTATTACCATATGATGAAGTAAAAGTAGATAAAGCATTTGCTTGTGTACCACTTAAACCAACTTTTCCTAATGCACCACCAGCACCTATATAAGCACCAATTTGTCCAGCACCTTGTGAAATCTTATCTAATGTATTACCAGCAACAGAATATTTATCTAATTCATCAGACCAACCTTTAACAAAATTATCTTCTCTTCTTTCATTTGTACCAAAAATAGCACCAGTAGAATTAAAGTTAGCATTTTTTCTAATAGCATTAGATATATTATCATCTTTTCCATCAAATATATCTATTACATCTGCAACTGCATTTTGTCCAAAGTCAGCAATACCCTCACTTACATTAAAGAAACCTTTACCAACATTTGTTGCTACATCTCCTATTGTTCCAGCAACATTTTGAAATACATTTCCTTTTTCTGCTTTTTTGAAAAATGTGCCATCATTTTTCTTTTGTGTTCCAGTTGCACCACCATAGTTATTATTTATTAATGGTTGATTATTATAATATCTATTTTGTAGTGTATTTAACTCAATTGTTTGTTCAATTGGTGTTCTACTTTTTAGAATATCAAAAGAAGAAGAAGAGTTTTTAGTTTGAGTTTGAGTATTCCTTTGTTCTTCTTGTTTTCTTCTTTCATACTCTTCTCTTTCTTTCTTTTTTCTTTTTTCTTCTTCTTCATAATATTCTTTCGCTGTCTTGAAATTAAATTCCATATTACCACCTACTTAACTATATAATAAATGTTTGCAATTTTTTTAGCATCACTTTCACTTATTTTCTTTTTGCTTACTGCATTATTTAATGTACTTGATAAACTCTTATCAGTAAATTTACCATTAGATACATTATTAATGTACCACTCCCAAGAACTTCTATTACTAAATTGGTCTGGGTTTAATGTCATATTACTTGTTACATTTTTTGCACTATTATTTGTCAATGTGTAACCACCACCACTTGAACTTCTTGAACCACCTGAACTACTTATTTTTTTTTTTGAAAGTTCATATTCTTTTTGCCATTGTGCATCAGCAACTGCATCTCTTTGTTTTTGATATGCCATCTTTTCATTATATTGTCTTATGCTTTCAGCAAGTTGTTGTTGTTGCATTTGATAATTTTGATTATATTGTCTAATTGCTTCTGCTTCTTTTTGTTCGTTAAGTATTTGATTATATACATTGTTATATTGATTATCGTATTGACTATTAATATTTAATTTATTACTTAATAAGTTTTGTGTTAATGATGATTTAGTATTATAATAACTTTCATTTGCTTGTAATTCTGCTTGTAATCTAGTTAAAGCATTTTGTGCTTTTTGTACATCATTATTTAATATTGCTTCATTTATACTATTATCATAATTTGTTATAGCATTTTGTAAAGAAGCATTTGCTTGTGCTACTCTATTTTGATATGTAGTATATGCACCTAATTTTGTAGTTTCACTCAAACCACTATTATTTAAACCAGTACTTGCCAAACTTTCTGCTTGATAACCATAAGGGTTAATGAAAGCATTATATGAATTTAATGCTTGTTTATTTTGTGTTTCAGTTTGTTTTTGTGCTTGTTCTTTTTGTTGATTAATAATATTAGTTTGATTTTCTAATTGTTTATCTAATACTTCATTTTGTGTTTTTTCTTGCTGTGCCAACATTTGATTTTGTTGTTGTCTAAATGAATTAGCATCATCTAATAAACCACTATATGTTTGTTGGTTCTCTGCTAATGCTTTTTCTCTTTCATTATATACATTATTTATTCTTTTTTGTTGTTCATCTGTATAATTCATACTTTCACCTTACCTTTTAACATAACCTGCTATAAAACCTTGTAATACTGCACTATATATTCCAAATGGTTTATTTGATGAGAATTTTAATTGCATTTTATAGAATTTCTTATCTTTTATCTTAAATGGTGCATAACCTTTTTCATCACTTAATATTTTACTATCTTTAATAACACCATCTGGTATTGTTTGTATTATTATATCATCATTGTCCATATTTTTAAAGTTTACTACACCACCTTTTTTACTTGTAGTTTTAGTATAACTAGGGCAACCAAAATCATCTTTTCTTGTAGTCCAATAAGAATTAATATCTAATTCACTATCTTCTTGTCCAGTTGTTTCATCTACATCACCATCTAATAAGTATAAATAACCACTATCGTTCATTAAATATAATTCATCTCTATATTCAACCATATTAGTTATATTATTAGGTAGTTCCCAATAAAACCACTCAAATTCACTATTTCCATTACCAGTATTCATTAATTTTCTATTATCTGCTAAATATACCTTTGAATTAACTAATGTTAGTAAATAACCTTTATATTCTGCTAATACTGGGTTCTCATAACCTTGTTCTTTTAATAATCTTGCATCTACATATGTTGATTTATGTTGTAATATTTGTTCACTATATAAAGCACTTGATGATATGCACTCTAAACCATTATTTGAATAATATACAATATAATCTCCATAATTTATTCCAGTAGATACACAACCAGTTGATACATTACCATTTGTTACTGGGTATATCTTTTGGTCATAATCACTACTTAATGTTGGTGTTAAGTAATATACACCAGCACCATTTTGGTTATTCTCTTTAATTACCCATAAAACATTATTTCCAGGTATTATTGCTTTAATTCTAGCAACATCTAAACCTATTTCATTATAATTTATATCAGCAATATATCTAGGGTCATTTAACATACCCCAAAATACTGAATTAGGGTAGTCATCATTACCAGCAAAGAATAATCTATTATCAAATTCACATAATAAATTACAATTTAATATTCTACTCTTATGATTAGATATTGTTTTACTAAATAGTATATCTACTTTTGCATATTGTGATGGTGCAGTAGTAAATGTTACTATACCATTTATTCTATCTACTGATAAACCATTTCCCTCAATTACAATTGTAGTAGTATCGTTATCGTGTATTGTTGCTCTTACACTAAAATTGTTATCTAAACCTTTATCATCTAATTGATATGCAGTTGATGTTCCATCTGCTATAAATTGATTATATCTTTTACTTGTTAAGCAATTAATAGGTTGTAATACATAATCAGTATCTACACCCTCATCAATATTTGTTGAACCATCTGGGTTTCTTTGATATGTAGTATATGGTATTGTACCCTCTACTTCTTTTGCAGTTGTACCATTATATTCAATATAATTAACACCATCTATTAAAAAGAATACATTATCAAATACAAAACTCTTACTCTTTGAAGAACTTAAACCAGTATATAATTCAGTTAATTGTACTGGTGTATTTGGGTAGTTATTCCATTTAACTAATTTTGTTCCTATATGTAATAAAACTTGTATTATATCATTGATTTTATAGAAAAAAAGACCATTGACAACATTATCAAACTTATTAAGTAATGTTAGTCCTGGTCTTGTTTGAATACAATTACTATCAGTATAATCTCTCCACATATTTTTAGCATCTGGACTATGATAATATGGTACTTCTCCACCACTAAAATCTACACCCATAAAGTTTGAATATTGTCTTGTGATAATTTTATCTAAATTACTCATAAATCAATTCCTCCCTCTATTGTTATAAAACCAGCAGTATTTCTACTATC